CACCACTTCCTGTTCGTAGGACTGCAAGGCTTCCTCGTTGCCTTCACGCTGGTTGTCCCCGGTCACGCCGTCCTTGATGAGATCGGCGACGAGATAGAACACGCAGCGGTCGCCCTTCTCGGTTTTTGTCAATTCCTTGATGCGCTGCACGATACTGTTCTGTTCGGTGCTTTCAAACCGCTTCCAGTAATCCACGTTGCGCGCTGCTATCCAGGTATCCCTGGAATACGCAATCTTCTTTTCGGTGGCTAATGCCGCAAAATCTGTTAATGCCATGATGGCGACTCCTTATCAGGTAAAGAATTGGGTTCTTCTTTGCCGACTGTGCGCCGTCGTGACATCGCGGATTTCGAGGGATACTGCCCAAGTTTCAGTCCGTTTTACGCCCGGAAGGCGGGTACATCGTTACTGCGAAGCATCAGGCCGGGCATTGCCCCCCGGCTGGACTTAAATGTGAGAAATTCTCACATTTAAAAAAACGTAGGTTGAGCAACCGCCCTGGTCAAAGCCATCAAGCCGGTTTGCAAATCGGTTGTACCTACATCAATCCATCTTTTATCCAGATTTGGATTGGTATATAACTTATCAATCAGATCACCTAACCTTACCCCTTCTGATTTAATTTCATTCATCAAATCAATTTCAGACTGGTCAAGTTCACGATACCCTATGATTTTTCTATGTTGATTGTCCATCTTTGTTTTTTTACCTCGCTCTGTGAAATATTTAATCCTTTGGATTGGTATCCAGCGTTGTGAAATACGCAATCCTGGCTCTCAAAATATCGGAATATTCCTTCATCACCAGGCTTTGCTTGAACATTCGGTTCTGTTCAGCTTCCAATAATTGCCGGTATTCCTGGGTATCCATAAAATCTTTCAACTTAACCAGTTTTTCATCCAGTGATTTTTTTTCATCAATAACCCGTTGTTGATATGGCAACATTGTCTTTTAACTCTCGTTCGGAATGCCTCAGCCTGGGTCTGGATTGCCGCCCTATGGTCGGCCCATTTAATTCAGTGCGTTCATTCGGTGCAGTCTCTTGGGGAACGCGCCCATCTCATCACGCGGCACCTTCCGCGCCCGCCTGTTATCCAGTCTCAATCATCATGGCGAGTAAGCGTGACCCTCTTGGAGGTGAACAAGAAGTTCTGGACGCTGGATTTACTGTCCTTCCTTAAGCCTTCTCCGTTCTTCCTTGGATAAACCCTCCCATTCTTCTTCGGTATATTCGCTGGCCTTCTTGCCCTCTCCCCTGGCCCGCGCTCCCGTACCCGACGGAGGCGGAGGCTGGCGTTTGGCGTCCTTCATGCCGCGCAGCAGCGCTTCCTCCCGGCGCTGTTCGCCGGTTTTGTCATCAACAGGTTCTTCGGAAGAATAGATGGGTCGTATCTTGTTGAGGGAGAACATCATTGCCTCGGCTATCGACATGCCCCGCCCTAATCCGATGTTGCGCCAGCTATGGAAATCTTCCAGGGCTTCAGTGTTTGTTTGCAGCCAGGCGTTGTTGCTCCATATCTGTTTGCTGAGATTCTCGGCTTCGCGCACCTGTACTTTGCTGTCGCTGGCGCGTTCGGCTTCCACCATCGCCGTTTTCAGGATGGTTGTATTGATTTCCAAACGAAGATCAGCGGCCTTGTCCCATTCGCCGTCGTTCATGAGTTCGATGTACTGACGTTCCTTGGCCTTGATATCATCCAGGGACGGAACACGCCTGGCGGCTTCGAGATCGGTTTCCAGTTTGGCCGCATATTCGGCCGTCGCCTTGTATCTGTCGTTGACTTCCTTGAAACGTCCTACCGGTATCGACGCCGGCATGTCGCTCTCGGTCTTCGGCTTGTCCAGGTCGTTCAGCAACGCATCCAGTTTTTCCGGCGCAAAATCTTCATTCCCTTCCTTCCCTTCGGAATTTTCCGCCCCGGTTTCGAGTTCATCGACATCGGTGCGTTCGATGATGTCCTGGTCGCTCAATGTCTCGCCCATGCTTTAATCCTCGCCTTCTTCGCACGATTCAGCGCCGATGATTTCCACTATCGCTTGGAGTTTTTCTTCGGCCATATCCAGCGCCGCTTTCAGCCGCTTGGGGTCTGCCTTGATTTCCCTGGCTTCGATCAGCGTGTGCAGATCGCTTTTCGCCTGCCAATTATTGTTATTGATCGCTTCCAACTTATCTTTTAGGTCCATAGCTATCTTTTGTTGGTTTCCAGCCCTGCGTCGATGCCGACATCGGCATGGTGCGGGGTCAATGGGTTGGTGTTGGAGGGTATCTGCACGGTCGGCAATCCGGGCGCAACGGTCGGCAGTAGCGGCGGCTGATCCTGATCCTGAAAGCCTCCCGACTTCAGCAGGGTGTCTCCAAGGGCCGAGGTCTCAGGCGTCTGCGCGATGATCTGAGCGGTTTGCAAAGCCGAGTACATGCTTTCCAGTCGCTTCTGCACCGTCTCGGCCTTGATCTTCTCGGCCTGCGCCTTTTGCAGTTCGGCTTCCGCCTGCGCGGTTTCCTGGCCGCCCTGCTGCTGGCCTTCCAGTTGCTGCAGGATGTCGTGCTTGTCGCTGAGGTTGGAATGCTTGATGACCACACTTTCCGGGATATTGATGCCTTCCTTGCGCATCGCCAATGCCTGTTCGTACTGGCTGTTCTCGAACGTCACCTGCATCGGCTGCTCGGTTATGACGACATCGTAATCGCCCAGGGTGAGATCGTTGAGATAGCCGCCGCTGGCCGGGTCGAACTGGTTGACGGTCAATGGCTGGGTGGTCTCCCTGCCGGTCACGGGATCGGACTCGGTGATCCTGAACACCCGCTCAGAGGTATAGTAGTGCTGCACCAGCCAGAGGATTTTTTCGGCGAGCGAATGCCGCGTGATGGCCAGGTTGTCCAGGACGACGGCGAGCTGCTGCTGGCTGGCGAACTGGTCGGACTGCTTGGCGATGCCGCTCTCCTGCTCGCTCCCTCGCACTCCGCGCATGGCTTCCGGAACCGTGGCATCCCGCGTGGCCTGCGTGGCCCGTTCAATGAGCCGGTCAACGCCGGTCGGAATCGGGTTGGGCGTGATCTTGTCCGGCGGTATGGCGCCTTCCTGGTACTCGATAACCAGGCCAGTCTTGCCGCCCCAGTTTTCCAGATCGTCCACCGTCATGTTGGTGAGCGAGTTCTGCTGTACCTTCCAGCCTGAATTGGCCGTGGTGCTGAGGATGTGGATGAACTGCGTTACCCCCAGGTTCAGGCACTTCTGCGGGCTAATGCCGTCATCGACGATTCCTCGTGTCTGGCCGCGCCGGAAATAGGGATAGAACGGGACGATGGTGATGAACGGATAGGGCGATACCTCGTCGTGCAGCACCGTCCGCCAGGTCGAGGCCGACCACATCACCCGCTTCTTCATGCGCTTGTCGAACTGGCAGCCCTGTTGCGCAAGTTCATGCAGCTTCATCGGGTCCATGCCGTCCACGACCTCGACCTCGCCGGTCGGATAGATCGCACAGGGAGTCAGTTTCATTTCCCACTTCTGGCGGTCCACAATGCGAAAATGGCGCTGATCTTCGCCTAGCCCATACTCCCATGCCCCCCACAGCCCAAAACGGCCAAAATGGGAGCGTGGGCCGTCGTAGCCGTCCATGCCGAAATCCGGCTCGCCGTAATCGGCAGACTGTTCAATTTCCTTGCGCGCCTCCGGCCCGTAGGTCCATTCAATCTCGTCTAGCGTCAGCCAGTAAGTTACCGTGACATCTGACCAGCTTTCCGGGTCGTAGGACTTGGCGTCCGGATCCGGAATCACGTCGCGGGGATCGCGCACCGACACGCGGATTTCCCCCATGGCGTTGTCGTTGTAATCCATCCGCACATCGAAGTAGCCGCGCTGCTCGATGCAGCCGTCCGACAGCACCGAGGTTTCCTTCCACGCCAGCTTGTTGCGGTCGGCGACTTGCTTGACCACCTTGTTGAGGATTTCCGCGCCGTGCTCGTCTGCATCTCCACCCCGAGGCCGAAATCCGATGTCCATGCGGTTGTGAATCTGGTAGCCGATCACCGTGTTGACCGCCGGCTTGATCTCGTTCCATTCCACCGCCAGGCGGTCGCCCAGCAGTCCACGGGTATGGTCATCCCACTGGAATCCTCCGCCGAGGTAGAAGCCCTCGTTGACGGCGGCCTGGATGACGTACTCCTTGTGCCCGCGCCACAGCCCGTAGCGGTATCTCTCCCAGTTGTCCAGCGCCACCTGATCGCCCGTCGCGTTCTTCAAAGCCCGCTCCCGGCCCGCGCCGACTGGATTCCCTGGTTACGCAGCAGCTTTTCGCGCCAGGACGGTTGCTGTTTGTCGGCCTGGCGCTGGGTTTCGTCGGGCCGCAGGTAGGAACACAGATATTGCAAACTGTCGTGACAATGGCTATAGATATTCTTGTCGGCCACTTCCGCAAACCGCTGTTCCGCCCCCGCCACCTGCATCCGCCGGAACCGGTAGCCGCCGTTGAATCCCTTGCGCAGCAGCTTGCACGATGGATCGAGCAGGAAAGCCGGTTCGCCGTCGCGGAGCTGGCCGAGGAAATGCCGAACCGCCTCCCATCGTTTCAGCGGCGTGTTGGTGGGCGCCGGTCGGGTCGGAATGCCGAGATCGCGCAGCGTCTCGAACACCGTGCGCTCGTCCGATTGCGAGCGTTGCGCTCCGGCGGGATCGCCCACGGATACCCATGAGTTTTCGGCGTACTTCATCTTCAGCACCGGCAGCACGAAATCCTGGGCGAACTGGCGAATGCCGCAGTTCTCGCCGATGATTTCTTCAAGGATGCGCACCTGGCCGCGCAGCGTCACCTGGCCGATGATGCAGGCCGGAGTCAGGCCGTAGTCCCAGCCGAGGATGACATCGCGCCCACGTATGGGCGTAAGGCCATTCTCGGCCACATGCAGGCGGTCGTTCCACTGGCCCGCATAGATGGCCTTGCCGTCCAGAATCGTCGCGTAATTCGCCAGCACGTAGGCTTCTATCCAGTTTTCGTCCTTGCCGGCAAGCAGACGCTGGTAATAGCCGTAGCCGTCCGGCAGATGGCGGATGTTCTCCGCCCGAGGATTGATCTCGAAGCCGCCGCCCTCCTTGCGCCGCAGTCCTCCGGGTTGCCGGAAGAACCGCCAGCCCGTCGGATTTTCTTCTTCCGCCAGCCGATACCACCAGTGCGAGTCGTCGGGCGGGTTGGTGTCCATGATGACGCCGGACCAGCTTGGCCCTTCTCCGGTCTCAGGGTTGGTCTTCGGATAGCGGCCCACGCGCCCGGTCGCGCCGTCGATGACCGGCTTGGGGAGTTCGCGTGCCTCGTTGATCCAGGCGCCGGTCAGATCAAGCGACAGCAGCTTTTTCACGTCGTCCGGCTTGTCCAGGGGCATAAAAATCACTTCCAGAAACACGTCATCGAATACGATGCTGTGCTGAATCGGCGAACCCCATGACATCTTGCCGAACCGTGATTCCGGGAACCAGTCCAGCCAGGTCTTGATGGTCGTGCTCGTCAACTCCGGGTAATTATTCCTAATCACCGCCCAGCGGCTTCTGCGCCAGCCGTCCGGCCCTGGACGCTGTTCCATCGCCCGCGTGAATATCTCCCAGCACATCCCCACCGACTTGCCCGAGCCAATCGGCCCCATCACGCCTCGAACGAAAGAATTGTCCGAATGAAATTGCGCCAGGGTCGGGCTTGGGTTGTAGGTGACGTTGAGGAAATTGCCGGTCATGCCGCCCGTTCCGGGATGTTGGCCAGATAGTTGATGCCCACCGTTAGCGCCAGCTCGTCAAACATATCGGTCTGCGCCTGGGCTGCCTTGATGCGCGTCCGCGCTGATGGGCTGAATCCCATCTGAGCTTCCAGGTCGCGGGCCTCCTTCATGCAGCGGTTGCGAATCGAGTAGCATCGCGGGAACACCGATGCCAGTTTGGGGCTTTCCCGGTCCGGCGGCGGCAGTGTCCGCAGCCAGTCGTGAAACTGCTCGTTGGCGATCTCCCATGTGCCCTGGTTATCGGCCCAATGCTGAAACGTCGCCAGGTCCAGGACCGTCAACGTCCCGGATCGGCGGGCATCCTCGCTCACCAGGTCGAACCACCACACCGCCTCTTTGGTTTTCAGTCGCCCGCGCAACGCAGCAATCTGGTCGTGCGTTGCCCATTGCGGATCGGGCGCGCCCGCCACCTGCGAATGTCTGCTTCCGGGTTTCGGCGATACGCCGCTGACTCGTGCCATACCCCCCCCTGTGTAATTCGGCTATCTGTGGATAACTTTCGGCCACAAAAAAGCCCGGTTCCTTTCGGTTCCGGGCTTCTGGTGCAGCTTTGGTAGTTTGGCGAAATCTTGCTAAAAGTGGTTGAGGATGTCAAGCATTATTAGGAACTAATTATACAAAGCCTGTTCGAGCCGCTTGATGGCTTCCCGTTCGAGTTCCTCGCCCAACCGAAATAACTCCCGGTAACGGTCTTTCCATGTCACTCGCCACATATGGCGAGTCACACCGTAAGCATCCGCCAGCATACGTTCACTGCGCATGAACCCGCTCAGCATATCCATCGCAACCAAATCCGCCAGACGGCCTAATTCGTGTTGGCCGCGCTTGACCGTCCACCCGTCCCGATTAGCCAACCGCGCCGCCTGGCAGTGCAGCCAGCCGCGCAGATAGGCTTGCGCCTGCCTGTCGCCGA